TCGCCGAGCCGTGCCAGACCTGCGCCTTGGTGCCAACCGCCTTGAGCTTCCGTGTTCCAGCCTTCGCCATTATATTTCATTCACAGATTATTTGCGACTGCGGCGACTCTTGCCCTTCCCCTTTTTAGCCTTCTTGGTCTTCTTGCTCTTCTTCGCCGAGCGACGCCGACCTCCACCCGTGCTGCCCCCCGTATTCGTTCCGGTGTTACCAGAGTTGCCGCCCGTGGCTGCCGCCTCCGCAGCCTCCAACTCCGCCTTTCTGGCCTGTAACGCCGCCTTTAACGTATTCAAGCGTGTCTCCATAACGGACGTTCCATTAATCGCAGCTGTCAGGCGAGTGCTATTCTGAGCCCCTGTCGCCTGCGGCTGAAGGGCTTGAAGAGAGGTGCGGTAGGTGCCAAGAGAGGTGATCAGGCTATCAATATCATCAATCTTCGTTGCCGCATCTGCACTTGTTGTAACCGATGCAGGGGTGAACTTTCCTGTATAGGTCGATAGCCGGCCCCGATCTCCCCACAGTGGGATAGTCATCGGAGGATTACGAGGGCTACTACTGCGAGGGCCCGCGCTTCCAGAGCTAGGCAGTAGCATCGGTCCAGTGCTCATGGTTCGTTCTACTTTACATGGAGATTCTTGGACATCCACCCCGCTTAATCTCGTCAATCAGTTCCCCCATCCGTCCCAGATCATAGACTCCCGCAAAATGGACCAGTAGCCGACCAGGCTCCCACAGGGGCTGACCCGGAAGCCCCCGCAAATATGCATTGAAGCGCCAGTGCTCCGCCGTAATCTGGGCCTTCGCCAAGTCCCCCGCATTCATCTCAAGTAGTCGGATCATTGCCGCATTCTCCCACCAAATATGATACACAAGATCCTCCTGCTCTCCTACCCGCCGCCACCAATCCCGGAGCCATGCCGTATTGCGCATGAGCATGTTCCCCGAGTTCACGTGGCCGCACGCATCAATCGTCATCAACAAGTCCTTTTGAGCAGGTAACAGAGGCAGCACCTCATCCTCCAGACGCAGCGCAGGATTCGTAATCATCACATCCGCATCCGATAAAAATACGAGTTCTCCCTCGGGTAGCCGTCCCAGCAGATCAGCCATGAAACGGACCTTGGACCACGGAATAGGCCGCTCCCGATCCCAGAACTCCTCGCCTCCCTGGATATATCTGTATCCGTGCCTGGCACACCAGTCTACCTTGGATTGGAGGGCTGCTGACAGCCCCTTCCGATAGTCGTTGCCAATGACCAGCGTGGCAACTACGACCATTCTCCTTTGAAGCAGCTCCAACAGAGTTTAGACCAGTGGTGAAAATTGACGTGCCGCTCGGCCTGAAAGTTCCATCACAAGCCACCCACAATCAGATGGGGTATACGTATCAGCGCAATGCTGAGGGACACTTTGTCTGTCCGCATTGCCAGAAGACTACGGAGAGGCAAAACACGATGCACTATCATCTGAAGACGCACGAGGCGAAGCCGGCCCACTCCTGCCCCGTCTGTAAGAAGGGGTTTCTCCAGGCCCAGACACTCGCCACTCATATGGTGGCGATGCACAGCAAGGGTGCCCCGATGTTTCACTGCCCGGCATGTAACTACAAGGCGGCTCAAAAGGCGAACTGCCTGCGGCACTTCATGCGGGCCCATTGCCCCGAGGCTCTGAATGCGGGAACAGACGCCACCGGTCGTTTAACCTGTGGCGCCTGTAAGAAAGACAGTGCATCCAATCCGGGCTTGACATATCATTTGGCTACAACGACATGTGCCACTATCTTGGATCCTCAGCGGTCCGAGCAACTAGCTGCCCTCAGATCTCAGGTGTCTTCACAAACGTCTGCGTGATCACAACGAGCTGGTAGAGCTGGTAGCCGAGCACGCCAAAGCCCAATAGGAGGAGGATCTCATAGGCCCAGCGCTCCGATTTTTTGCCCAACCAGCCAAGATAGATGAGCATCGGCGCCACGACCAGGACGTGGATCAGATTGATCCAGAGATTCGGTGACGGAGTTACAAAGATCCGCATGATGGCCTTGTAACCATGATACAGCCCGATGAGGATGCCGAGGCCAAAGAGCAGCTGGTAAATCATCTCGGGTGTGGCCGCCCGCTGGAATCCGACAAAGAGAAAGAGGGGGGCGACGAAAATGATATGAAAAATCACAAGGAGGAAAAACTTGTCCATCTATCTTTCCAACCTTTTTCCTCGCAGCAGCCATTTACATAGACCCTCCGCATGCTCCAGTGCCCCCTCTATCCAGCCCTGTCTGAGCGACAGCGATTCGCCACAGATATGGACACCCGGAAGCGTATCAGGCAACGGTTGCCAGGCCTCTCGGCTGACCTCGGCAGGATCGTAGCGGCCAGGGAGCCAGTAGGTGGTGCCCTCGGGCCACGGATGTGCCTTTATGAAAATCGGTGACGGGATGTCCGGAGTAATCAGACGACGCAGCTGATCCACGATTTCAAGGCCTGTGGCCTTCTCCCCCTTTTCAGCCAACCGTTTCATCCAGTGAAGGGCATCCTGCGAGTCTGTGTAGGAGATCTGCGCAGATCCGATTGCGGCATTCCCCCCTATAAAGTAACGAACAGGCTCGGACGTAACGACTCGCCCGGGCTGGCCTTCATACCAGACATGTCCACCGGACCTGGGAAAGACTCCATACATGCGCAAAAGGGGTGCCATGCGGAGATGCTTCAGGCCCCGCCACTGCTCCAGTGCCGGCAGTCTACACAGGGCGCCGTGAGGAAGGGCTAGCACACAGTGGCGGGCACGCACGAGGCCCTCGGGCCTGGCTACACCCTCCTTTGGAGATCCCGTGCGGAAGGTGGCGTAGACATCGTCCTTTGCCGAGTTCTGAAGAAGGGCAGTGAGTTCATGATGCGTGAATAGATCGCCGCCCCGCCGCCGAATCTCGGCCTCCATACCCGCCATCACGGCCCCGAGGCCTTCCTGGCAGATCCCGTAGCCCTCGTGCTTGCGCATTTCTCCCCGAAAGAGTTCCAGGGCCATGTCGGCCCGCATGATATCAACCTCCGCTCGGTAGGGGAAGCGAATCAGAAACTCTTCAGCTTTTGTTGCCCCGTGAATCCGGGTCAGGAGTTGGCGGATGGTGTTGGCTGCCAGATCCCCTTGAGGAAGGCCGGCAAGTGTATCAATCATCGCCGGAATCGCTGGTTCAAAGGCGTTCGGCTCCGGTTGAGATCCGTAGGTGTGAATGTAGTTCACATCGCCTCCGATCGGTAGAACATGAAGTTTATATCTGCGAATGAGGGTGTGAAGGCGATGATGCGCCGTAGAAATCCGGCCGGCACCGGCCTCCCATTGAAGCTTCACCCCCTTTTCAATCGTCTGCCGAAAGGTGAACGCTCTGCCGCCGATATCCTGCTGCCGTTCAAAGATTGCAAGGCGGAGCTTTGGCCTGGCCCTCAATAGACATAGCGCCGTATAAAGCCCTGCGGCTCCAGCGCCGACTATAATCACATCATAGTCGGTGTTGGATGGTGTTTCTTTCATCTGGCCCCCTATTTAGTTCTTATTTTTGCGGGCCGAGTTGCCCCCTTCGCCGACATTCGCAACGGAGTTGCTGCGACTACGACCGCTGTTCCCCGAGTTGCTCCGGTTGCGGTTGCCTCCGTTATTCTCCGAGTTGCTCCGACTGCGACCGTTGTTCGGGGGGGTTCCTTCATAGGGGGGATTCATCGGATGGACATTGCTCATATTTCCAAACACTCCAGGTTTCGGAGTCGCCATCCACCGAGACCAGATAAGCAGTCCGGCCGCCACAACGAACGCAATCGCCATGAAAATCAGCCCCACAGCCTGTGGAGAAACTCCCGGGCCAAAGGGGCCCGGGCTCCCCTGGAACTTCTCCACGGCGCTGAAGTATTTCCGCCACTGCTTGTGATACAGACTCACGGCCGCAACGGCAATGATGGAAGCCACGATCGCCGCAACCTGTTTTATGCTCAGGCCCATCCCTCTCTATTTACGGCGCCCTTAAATACCTTCCTTCCACGCCTCAAACATGTTGCGCACCCACGTGATCACACGATCCGTCTCGGCGCCACTCAGCTGTCCCAGAACCTTCTCATCGGCGACAACGAGAAAGGTGGGGATAGAGCGAACGCCGCAAAAGCCGGGCGTATACTTGTTCTGGTCAATGTCGCACTTCAGCCAGTTCGCCTCGGGCAGAGAGCCCGTGATGCGCTCAACATCCAGGCGCTGGCAGGGGCCGCACCACTGCGCAGTAAACCAGACAACACTAAAGCGGGGCTTCGGGCCCTTGGGAAGGCTCTCCTCCTGAGCCTTCTGTCCCCGACCAATCAGCCATTCAAATTCCTCGTGATTCGTGAGGTAGTTGAAGGGCATTTCTAGGCGATCGGGAGATCTCCTTTTTAGCCATTAAACGCTGCCGCTGCGGACCCGGAAGAGGCCATAGGCGAATCCCATGACAGTTGCGGAGGCCAGGGCGAGCAGGAAAAGAAGAGCATCCTCTTTGTCGTCCCCATCGTCGGAGCGCTTGCCACCGCCCGCCATCATCTTCGGAAGCGTCTCGGGATAGGGGGCGGGCTGTATACCCGGAGATGCGATGCCACGGGCGATTTCTCCAAGACTCGGAACGACTCCACCTTGGGCCGCCGACCCCTTTGAAGCCTCCGAGGGCATCCCTTGCTCGGTCCCCCCGCCGCCCATCTGGAGTTCACCAGCAGACGACTTGACCTGCTTCAAAAGGGAAGGGAGCACGAGCATACTTGCCGCCCCGCCACCTCCGAGGACAGATGCTCCACCAACTAGACTAAAGATCAACTTGGTTCCAGGGCCAATATTCTTCTTTACGGATTCCGGTAAGAAGGCATAGAAGTCAAGGCCACCCATTAAGAGAAATCCGACCAAAATCGCCCCCGTTGCAGCGTTGAAACTAGATTGCTCAAGAGGGTTACCAATGAACTTGGCCAGTGAGAAGGGGAGCTTGAGCTGCCGACCAGTCTCTGGTTCGGGCGGCGGCGGCGGGCGAGCCGGCTTGGGTGGCTTTATGGCGCCTGGCACCTTGGCTTTTGCTGCCGCCGCAGCGGCCGCCGCCTTATCCTTTGCAGCCTGTTGAGCTGCCTGCGCCGCATCTTGCGCCCGATCCTTTGCTGCGGCCGCCTGCGCCTTGGCCGCCTCCGCAGCCGCTATAGGATTCGGTAGCGCAAAGGCTCCACCCTCTTGAACTGCCTCGGCGGCCTCGCCATCATCCTCTTCAGTGTCAACCGGAGCTTCGTCGCCGGCGGCATCATCGGGAGATCTGAGTGTCTGAAGAAGATCAAACGTGCCCCACGGATTCAAGAAGAGTGCAGCCATATAGATCGCCTTATTCTCGCTGCCCGTCACCATTTGCATGGCGATTTTCCAGCCCCACGAAAACATGAATTTCGCAAAGCCCCACATCTTGGATCCGGCCACCATGGTATCCACGCCCATGATGTTCATCACTGGCTGTAGCAAGAATGCAGCCCAAGTAAAGGCCAAGAATCCTGCCCGCTTGACCGGCAGCCCTTTTGAGATAAACTGCTTGAACTTGGACTCGCCAGCTGCTGCGGGATTCGCAGCCGTTTGTGCGGCAGCGAGTCCTGCTGTTACATTTCCTGGAAGACCAGGGACCCCCGGGACGCCCGGAACGGCCCCTTTTAAGGCGGCCCCTGCTGCGAACGCCGCTGCCATTGCTATCTTGTGCCCGTATTAGATCTTGAACAACAGTCCGCCGAAGCCATTCACCACTCGGAGAACATTGTGATTCTTGGCATAGACTCGGATGTGTGCGTTTCCACGGGGTGGGACCCACAGAGGGTTCGGCGCCAGCTGACCAATCTCGGGGTCAATCGCAAGCTGGGGCGCCGTGGAATCCGGTCGGAGATTTACCTGAAGCACCATATTGTCAATGCGGCTAGCATTCAGAGAGCCACAGGGCTGCATCTCCTCTGGCCGGAGGGCAAAACTATACAGGTAGATGAACTTCTTAATAGGTGCGTTGGTGTGATATTGATACGGCTGGACCATGCGGAAATATCCGGCGTCCCGCACTTCAAATCTGTCATATCCGTCTACCTGGAGCACTGCGTCCTGAAGCATATCTCGGGTCGCACCAAACTCATTCACGGAGGTAGAACTATAGTTGAACCACTCGTGAGTCGTCTCCATGTAATCTCGCTGAACAACCCAGATCAGCTCTCGGAGAGGGTGGTTAAACTCCAGGCGCACCGCCGCCGACTGGACATCCTTGTTGATAGACACCTTTGGAGTATACTGGATCTGCTCAATCAGATACTCGTGGTTGTTCGCCACAAATCGCCGCCGCTCCTCAGTGTCCAGATACACATAGTCGCCATAGAGTCGGATATCAATAATCTTATTCTTCTTTGCCTGGACGCCGCCACAGGCGCTCGTGATATCCTGGACGAAAAAGAGCTCCTGGAGGCTACGTAACTTCAGATTGATGCGAATCGGGTGATACTGTAGGGCCAAAAGGGGGAGATAGAGACCCGGATTCTTTGTGAACCAGAACTGAAGAGGGATATAGAGTTTCATGGCACCATAGTTGTAGTTGCTGCTGCTGTTGGACGCTGTGCAGCCCGCTGTCGGGGTCGTCTGCGGCGGCAGATTAAATCCGTCCACGCTTCCTGTCATGTTGTTAAACGCCTCCCGCTGCCCGGAGGGCACAGTCAGCTGTGACCAGATTTCCATCCACTCTCCGGTCTGTTTGTCAATCTCCTGCTCGCCAATCTCCAGCGAGATCTCCTCAATCAATGCGTGTCCGATGGAGTTGACATAGGATGCCGGTGTGCCATCCTCCAGCTCCACTTTCGGTAGTGTCACTTCTAGAAAGAGTGGCCCAAGCAGATCTCCCCGACGAGGAATCGTCAGCGTCAGTCGCTTGCCAAAGTCCGGATCACCGTCAAAGAACATCGCCTGCGACTCAATCGCAAAGTTCGTGTAGCGGCGATAGACGAGCTTGAACCACGTCATTTGGGGATTTCCAGTGAGAAAGACATCCTGTTTTCCTTGCGCCACTAGTTGCAGTAAACCACCTCCACCGGGCATTCTAGTGAGCCCTGCGACTTATTCAGAGCATGCTATTCTTCAGGCCTGATAGAAGCGCAGGGTATGAGCCAGCAACTTCAGCAGGCCGTCTATTTTACATTGAATCCGGCCACGAATCGCCCCTATCCTGCCGACCTCTTTCAGGTCGCCGATGGACAGGGCACGAAGCGTTGGCAAACAGTGTTTGACACCATCAGCAGCCAGTCTGCCACAGACGGGGCGCCCCTCGGATATCTCCCCTCCACTCTTTTCAGCATCTCCAATGACACCTCCACATTTTCAAGCATCATCGCCACCTCCTATTCAACTCTGTCCACACAGATCGGAGAAGGTGGTATACCGGGTAGCATCACGAGTGAACAGCTTCAAAGCACAGTAACATGGGTTCAACGGGACTCGTATTACGTCAGCACCTTTGATCTGGTGAGCAGCATGACACCTTTTTTGAACGGATCTCTCTCCTTCATGTCCAATATTCAGAGCACAGTCATCGGCCTCGGCTCCGCCAACTACGTCAGCACCCCCACGCTCATCAGCACGACCACTGGCCTCGGGCAACAGGATCTCTCCACACTCACGGGCCTCGGCTCCGTGGGCTTCATCAGCAGTCTCTCTCTCCAGAGCACAGTGCGTGGCCTCAGCCAGGCCAACTATGTCAGCACATCCGCCCTCTTCAGCACGGTCACAGGAATGCTCTATCCTCTTGGCAGCGGTGGCAGCCTCGGCGTCGTCGTCACCGGCACGAACGCCGCACCCTTTAAGAACTTCACCACTCTCACTGCCGGATATCTCGCCAGCAATGTGTATTTCAACTCAACAAATGCGGGTTCTTATGGCCTAGTCAATGGGAGTGATCTCCCCTCTACAACCGTAGGTCTCCTCTCCTCTCTCGGCACCTACGGCTACGTCAGCACCGCCACCCTTTTGAGCACAAGCAAGGGTATTCAGGATGCGAAGCAAAATATCTACATTGATCGCTCCGGCGCCGTAAGTATTTTTAACTCTCAGGTCTACCTGTCCTCTGTCGGTGCCATCACCTTTTTGAGCAGTTTCGTGAATTCCACAATCACATATCAGGGTGAAAATGGACCCATTGTTGGCCTCACGACAAATAACTCCAACCTCTCCTTTTCAACGGCCTCTCTTCAGTTTGACCGGTTCTCCAGTCTAATCACCCCCGAAACACGTATTACCGCAGAAGTCTACCCCACGTTCCAGTTTCTACCCATGACACTCGGCGCCCTTGTCTCCAAAACATTCCCGATGACCACCCATATTCAGTATGGTGCCACATGGCTCAGCACGCAGCACGACACTGTCGTGGCCGGCCATTCCGCCGCCGATGGCTTCTCCAACTACTACCAGCAGCCGATCAAGATTTCTATTCCAGGAGTTGATGTAACAAGTAACTATGCGCACCCCTACGTTCTGTATCATGAAATGCCAGGTGCTATTTCCTACAATCTGAACGTGGGCTTCCGAGACTCCAATATTGGCCTCTTCTTCGGCTCCACCAACTCGTATTTCCTCTCCGTTCAGAATCTCACGTTCTAAAACAGGAGACATGTCGTCAAGTCTACAGACGATTGACACAGATGTCATTACCCTACGGCGTATTCAGGTGAGAACTGCCTTTAACTCGTATATCCCCTCTAGCCATATTCTCATCTCCAATGGCCGTGGACTCGCCTATTGGAACTCCATGAGTTCCATCTATGCGATTTCTTCCTTCAATGTTGTGCGGGGCAATAATGGCTATAGCTTCTATGCCGACCATTTCAATAATGTTCTGAATGTGAGCACCACGGGTATTGGTGGCCTACTAGAGGCCTACGTAGATCCGGCCACTAGCACCCTGATGATGAGTAACTCTGCACCTCCTGTCGCCGTCGCCTTGACCGCCGTCCCGAATGTGAGCCGCCTCGCCGCCGAGCTTGTGCCGAACGGCCAAATTCTGACCTTTTCCACAGGGCAATCCACGCTAAAGTTGATCGGAGTCGGTGATCTTCAACTTTCCACAGTTACGGATCTGCGTGCGGTGTTTTTCTCCATCTCCTCCTTTTCAGCCAGCGGCTTTGCGGATTTGAGTGCGGAGGCCCGAGCATGGCGCCCTTACACCTATTCTACGAACTCCACGAGCGCCGGCTACGCAACGTTTGTGAGCAGTGTTCCCTTTACAGCCGATCTGGGGTCTAATATTCCAGTATCTACCGTGGAGCAGTATAGCTCCGATTATCCGGTGGGCGACTTTTATTTCAGCAGCGTGACGTTGAATATGCAGCCCTTTTATCGCTACCTCCAGCCGAACTCTACGACTCGGATGCTCCTGGAAGTGCGTCCGAACTACTTCTTTGATCGTCTCTACCGAGGAACATCCTCCCCCTATTCTCTCGTGAAGCCCGTCTCCAGCTATGTAGAGTATAACGGTCTCTCCACGGGTCGCATTGTTCTCCCCGCCTCGCTCACGACAGATTATATGACATCTCAGTCATCCAATCTGTATGAATCCAACTATTACCAGGGGCCTTTACTGCTCCAGCTGGATACACCGATGCTCATGTCCAATCTTCTGATTGATGGTCCCGCAGGCTACTACACGTTGTATCACCGCTTCCCTGGCGGCATGGCGCAGCTGATGGACGATCCCGACTGCGGCTGCGACAAGGTCATCGGCGGCCGTGGCGGCTTCAGCAATGCCGGCCTCACCTACGACAATCGCACGGCCACGCAGAACTCCGTATTCCTTCACGTGTATAACCAGCAGGGCGCTGCGCTGCCGCTCCCTGGGCCCTAAAGGGGCACGCCCTCTCGGCGAGCTAACTCACTCGCCCACCCCTCTACAGCCCCCCGCACAATCGCCGTCGGCCGATACGGCCACGGTGACAGATAGACCGCATTCGGTTGAGGCCCCCTGCGCTTCCACCCAACGTGTGTCTCCCCCCGCTCCGCACTCATCTCCCAAAAGTAGCCCTGCCCCTCGGCATTCTCTGCCAGATTGGACCCCACCTCCACCTGGACACGCTTCTTCGGATCCGTGCGGGCCCGAGGGCACTTCCTCTCTAGCTCATCGCAAATGCGTTCATACCAAGCTAGACAACTGTCCAGGCGCCAAAGAGTTGCTTGAAAGGTGAAGCCATAGGTGTCCGCCGCAGGCGTCACAGGAATCCAGTCCCCAAGGCCATCGCCAGCCGGACCCGGACACGGCATCAAGCGCACGGAAGCCACCCCATTGTGAAGAGTCTGCTCCGCCACATCTAACGCCCCCCAATCTGGGCTACGATCCAGCAAGAAATCCTCCTGCATTGGGAGCACCGTATCATACAGTCCTCGCTTCTGTAGGAGGCGTAGCGCCGCCCGCCGGCTGTCCAAGAACCCTGCGTCCTCCTCCAGGATGCGCAGCAGCTCTACTCCATACTCCTTGTGAACCTTCTGACAAATCGGATGCTCAGGCTCCTCCGTAGCCAGCACAACACCACCTTTCCAGTGTGGCGCATACCGCCGCAGGAGCGCAAAATGAAGAGGGAGCATAAAATAATACTTCGGCGTGGAGTTTACTAAATACACGGTGTTCTCCATTCTCCCCCTTTGTAGCATCTTGGCC